CTCAAGGGGAACATATAATTCATAAGATTCGCCAGCAGATAATTTAGTGCAAGTATTCTCTTTGTTAGCTCCAACCATTACATTGTAACCTTCGCGTTTATCATAGGGTAACGAAAGCTCGTTCCATATATATAACCATTCGGAATAATGTTTATCTATACGCTGACCACCGATTTCAAGCTCGATAGTTTTTAATAGTTTTTGACCGAAATTGGGAACCATAGCGGCATTTTTAGTAGCATGCGTGTTTTTTATTTTTCCATAAAAGTAAACACGATGTATTAAATCGCCATTACGGGTTATTTGGAACGTAGCACGCGAACCGAGCGAATTACTTCCAGTTGCTGTTTGTTGAATAGCTTCAATAGCGAAGTTAGTATGACGACGATAAACTACTTTAAAAAAGGTAATTTGAGGATTACCAGTTAAATAAACATCCTGAGCACCATAAGCTACTAATTGAAGAAGACCACCACCCATTTACGCTATATTCTTTATACTATTAGAGGAGAAAAAAAAAAGGGATATTATAGCAATTTAACAATGCATAATAAAACTTTATTACTTTTACTTTAACATATTAAACATATTAATTGGAATAGGCTAAACCGCCCATACCAGATAATATTCTTAAAACGTTGTAATTAACGGCATATACATGTAAGTTAACAGCACCATTGAGACTTGAACGTAAACCAGTTAAACTCAAGTTTAATACAGCAGTATCTATACGAGACATATTTAATGTGCCGCTCGGTTGATGTTCTTCGGGTTTTAATGCAAAAGAATATACGTTAATACCGGGGTTAGCAGGGATACAGCCATGGTGCTGGTAAGGTTGTATTAAATTGAAATAAGAACCTGGGCGTTCGCTGAAACGATCATTGCCGTTTAGTACAAGTTTAGCAGATTTAACAGGATTTGTGGATAATACAGCGCTCGATGAATTAAATTCGACACCAGTATCGACAGTATCATACGAGTTAACGGTAGTGCCATAATTCATCCAGTTGTTATTTTTAGTACCGGTGGTAAAATCACTGGTAGCAAACCATACAAGCTCTTTGCAAGGATGATTGAAGGATAATTTGGGTTTTACTTGTACAACATTAGTAGCGACATCAGTTAGATTAGTTACGCTTTCGGCACCAGTGAATTGTAATTGTTCTATTAAATATTCGTGAGATAATTGAGCGAATCTTCGGCGTTCATCAGTATCCAAGAAGATATAATCGACCCATAGAGTGGTCGAAGCAGAAGATAGGGGAGATAGATCGCCAGTTTCCGAAGAAGCTATGCATTTAGCTTTATCTTCGAAGAGGATATTTATTTTAACTTCGTGATATTGGAGAGCAATTAGAGGAAGGGCTAAACCGACATTTCTGCAGAACCAGAATTCTAAAGGAATATATAGATTAGCAGCAGTTAATACGGCTTCAGTGGGATTAGCACCGACCATCTTTTTATAACCTTCCTTCTTTGAGGTAGGTAAAGTGAGCTCGTTCCATACATACATCCAGTGAGAATAATGTTTATCTATTTTTTGTCCACCGATTTCGATTTCAACATAATTCATTAAACGAAGACCGAAGTACGGGCATACTTTTTTGGTTGAAGTGTAATTCGTAACAACTAAGTATACACGATGTATTAAATCGCCGTTTCTCGATATTTGACTGGTTACGCGATTTCCGAAATCAGGAGTTCCGTTGAAAGTTTGTTGTATGGCTTCAATAGCGAAGTTAGTATGACGACGATAAACTACTTTAAAAAAGGTAATTTGAGGATTACCTGTTAAATAAACATCCTGAGCACCATAAGCTACTAATTGAAGAAGACCACCACCCATTTACGCTATATTCTTTATACTATTAGAGGAGAAAAAAAAAAGGGAATGATATAACACATTTTTATAATTACTTAATTATTTTTAATTAGAATAGGCTAAACCACCCATTCCGGATAATATGCGTAATACGTTATAATTAACGGCATATATATTAATGCCTTCGTAGTCGAAATTAGCCGAAGTAACAGTGTTGCCTTTAGTGGGGTCAACGACGTCAACCATCAAAGTTGCGGTATCTATGCGAGACATATTTAAAGTGCCGCTCGGCTGATGATCTTCGGGTTTTAAGGCGAAAGAGTACACGTTAATAGGGTTATTAACGGGGACGTTAGTGTGATGTTGGAAGGGCTGGACGTGCGAGAAATACATGCCCTCTCTTACAGCGAAACGATCATTACCGTTTAATTGGAGAATGGCACTGGTAAAAGGGTTCTTGTATTTTTCGGGTTTTACACCAAATATAGTAAGGTTGCTTGTGTAAATGAGAGAGCCACTTGGATCATTATCAGCATCAAGGGCATCGTATAAATTATAATCATACCACCTGTTGGGTTTGTAAGCTCCTTTGCTTTTAGCTACCCAGATTAATTCCTTGCAGGGATGATTGAAGTTTAATTTAATACGGTTAGTATTTTTGTTAAGGGTTTCGGTACCGGTGAATTGAAGTTGTTCTATTAAATATTCGTGGGATAATTGAGCAAATCTTCTGCGTTCATCGGTATCTAAGAAGATGTAATCGACCCATAATGAAACATTTTGTAAATTATCAAAGCTGGCCGGAGTATCGCAGCAATTTGCGAGGGAATCGAACTCGATTTTAACTTTAACTTCGTGATATTGAAGGGCGATTAAAGGCAGAGCAAGACCTACGTTTCTGCAAAACCAGAACTCGAAAGGTATATATAATGTAGCGCCTTTTCCAGTTAATATGTCTTTATCGGCTCCAACCATGGTATCATAGGCATATCGCTTACCGATAGGTAAAGATAACTCGTTCCATATGTATAGCCAATCGGAATAATGTTTATCTATTTGTTGCCCACCAATTTCAATAACAACCGATTTAATTAAACGTAAACCGAGGTAATTAACATAGGTACCTGTAGTAGCCACTTTTCTCGCAGGTACATCAACCTGTAAATACATGCGATTTATTAAATCACCATTGCGCGATATTTGGCATGTTACGGTATTTCCATAACCGGCATTTCCGTTAAATGTCTGTTGAATAGCTTCAATAGCGAAGTTAGTATGACGACGATAAACTACTTTAAAAAAGGTAATTTGAGGATTACCAGTTAAATAAACATCCTGAGCACCATAAGCTACTAATTGAAGAAGACCACCACCCATTTACGCTATATTCTTTATACTATTAGAGGAGAAAAAAATATAGATTATATGACACAAATTTAATTTTGTATATAAACCTTAATATTTATAATTCAAATATAATGATGTTTAAAGAGAAGTCATCAAAGAAAAAGGTCTCTGTTGATATAAATGAAACTTTTACATTAGATGCAATGCATAATAATATGATAAAGGATTTTGAAAAGAGCGATAAAGAAAAGTTGTATTACAAAAATAAACTAAAATTTTGCGAAGAGGAAAAAAATAATATATTAAATATTATTAAAAATAGTACAGATAAAGATATAAATAGTAAATTATGGTTTAGTAATATAGAACTAAGCGAAGAAATATTAGATATAAAATCAAGATTAAATGAGTTAAATAAATTAGATGAAATAGAATATTATAAAAATACAAGTGATATATTATTTCAATATTATGATACTGTAAACAAACAGTCAGATATTAATCAAAATTTAAATTATTTAAAAGATGTAAATACTAAATCAAAAATATATAAGAAGGATAATAATAAAAAAAAGAAAGGTATTAACATTAATACAATCAATGTTTTGGAAGCATTAAATAATATAAATAATAAAAAACAAATTGAAGAAAAAACTTTAGATAACGAAAAAAACAATAGTTGCGAATATAATACCGGCGATAGAATTATTAGTAATTATAATAATAGTTATAATAATGATAATGATGATAATAGTTTTTATGAGAAGGGATTCATTGATAATGATACCGATAAGGATAAAACAGAAGCTCTACAAGATAAAAGTTCTTTAGTAGATAAATATATGGCGATAATAAATAATAAATATATCAGAACAGTTGAAGAAGAAAATATAGAAATTTGCAAGGTTTGTAAAAATAGTATGACATGTCTTCAATATGACGCAATAATCGTTTGTAATTTTTGCGGATATCAAGAATTATTATTAGTAGAGCAAAATAGACCTATATTAAAACAAAATACAAAGGATACTTCTCACTTTTGTTATAAAAGAATAAATCATTTTAGAGAATGGTGTAACCAAGTACAAGGAAAAGAAAGTACCGATATTCCAGATGAAATTTTTGAAAAAATTTTAATAGAGATTAAGAAGGAAAAGATTACAGATTTAAAGAAGATAACATATTTAAAAATGAGAGATATCCTAAAAAGACTGAGAATAAATAAATATTATGAACATATTAATTATATTATAAATAGAATTAACGGAATACCTACACCGCAATTTAGTCCAGAATTAGAAGATAAGTTGTGCAGTATGTTTAGAAGTATTCAAGCCCCCTTTTTAAAACATTGTCCTAAAGATAGGAAAAACTTTCTTTCATATAGTTATGTTTTATACAAATTCTTTCAAATATTAGGATTAAATGGGTATTTAAAGTATTTTCCATTATTAAAAAGTAGAGAGAAATTATATATTCAAGACCAAATATGGAAGAAGATTTGTATAGATTTAAATTATAAAATAATACCTTCCTTATAATTTACTAATATTAAAATGAGTACATAATTTTATTTTTCTTAAACTTTTATAAACTTTTATAAATTTCTAAATATTTTTTAATTATGTACTCATTTTTCACATATTACTTAAACCCAAATTATAGGTATTATTAATATAGGTATAATTTGTAGATAAATCAACCACATATAATATAATTGCAATTATAATTGTTAATGTTAATATTTTAATAGGTTCGAAACTTTTAGATCTAATAAATAAAGCGATGATAGATACTATAAAACTTAGTAATATATAATATAATAAAACTTTTATATAATCAAGACTCATTATTCTACCATATTAAAATATTTTAATATAAAAACATATAAGATTAAATATCTTAATATATATTAAGAATAAACAATATGACTGATGTGCAGAATCCAACACATGTATCCACAAAAGAGGTAGATTATTTAGACGAAGATAAACCCATTAGAGGGCAAAATTTTGTTCTAGTTTCTTTTATTAGTCCTGAAGATGTTATTGTAAATAAAGAAGCCTATATCTTTACCAAATTTACTGAAAAATTCAGCGGAGATATGAAAAATCTTCTAGAAAGTATTAAAGAAAAATATCCAGATCAAAAAGATATGGTTAATACTATCATTGAAAATAATAATTACCTATTTAATCACGTAGAAATGAATGAGCAATTAAATTTTTTCAAATCAGTTAATAGCGAAGAATTAGAAAAGAATTATCATATTGATAATAACTTTATTACTTCTATTCGCGGAATTAAAGTAAGAGGTACTTTTGATACTATTGAAGAAGCAAAAAATCGTTGTGAATTTTTGAAGAAAATTGATAATAAATTTAATATTTATATTGCTCAGGTAGGTTGTTGGTGTCCTTGGTCTCCTAACCCAGAATGTCTTGAAAATCAAGAATATGCAGAAACTCAACTTAATACTCTAATGAAAGAGTATAAGAAAAATATGGACAATCGCGATGTAGTTTTTGAAAGCAGAAAACAAACAATTGCTTCAAATGCTGCTCCTGTTGGAACTACTAGTGAAAATATTAATGAAGAAGTAGATAATGTAGAACTAAGCGAAATAAAAGAAGAACTTGAAAAAGTTGATGCATGGAATCAAAGACATGTTGATTAGAATTATTTATATTTTTATTATTTTATAGATATTGGCGTTTATGTTTGTTGTTTTTTTGACTTATATTTTATTTCAATATATTTTTCAACAGTTTTAATTAAACTCTTTATTTTATTATTATAAAGAGAATTATTAATTCTGTGCGCACCACTATTATCGTTTATATTATAAATTACAATATTATTGGAAATTACTATACAACAAATATTTTTTAATCTAGGATTAAAGCTATCTTTTAGTATTTTCTCAATAATTTCATTTTTTTTAGAAGACGCGCTATGTATATAAGAATTATATTTGTTTTCAAATGAAATTATACTGCTACTATTAATAAATTTATCTAAAAAATCTTTTATAGTACTTATATAATTATCAGCTATTTTAACAGGAACAATTTTGTTAGTATCTTTATCTATAAAAACTATATATTTATCTTCCATAGTTTAATTATATAATATATAAATAATATTATAAAATTATAAAAAAATAATGTAAATCAAATTATATTAAATTATATTAAATTATACTAAATATATAGCATCAAATAACTACCTAATTCAAGACCATTTATTTGTACATGTGTTAATAGATTATTTTACGATATTTTCAAACATATTTTTATAGTCATCTATATTATGCGAACCTCTATATATACCTCCACTAACATATACTAACAATGCAATTGTACATTTACTTTGTACCATCGAAATTAATCCGGCAAATAAGGCAGCTTCAACACCTTCCATAAATTTATCAAAACGCGTCGCAGTCATATCGTTATATGTTCGAAATACAGAATTAATTGGTCCTTTTGTTCCCGGGTTATTATTATTAGGACCAGATACAAAAACCAATGTAGTTTTATACTGGTTTTCATAAATATACCGAGATCCTTTATATTGGTAATTTTTATCACTTAAATATACATTTTCTACAGTCCATGCATCTGCATAATCTTTAGGTACAGCATATCTATAATTTATACCTTGAATGGTTTTGTAATAATTTTTTCTATCTCCTCTACTCGCTGTAGGATATAAAAGACCCCACTATTAAAAATAGTACATTGAAATAATTTATTATAATATTCTTTTTTTCATCTTCATCTATTATATTTTTATTATTAGCATAAGTCATAAACCAATTAGACATTATATCTTCTTCTTGTGTTCTATGATTTTGATGAATATTACCTATAGTACCATCAAAATTTCCACAACCACCACCCGGTCTTCCTGAATTTGCTGCTATTAATGTTCCAATTTTAGGTGGATTACTACCCGAATATCTATTGTATATATTTGCACCTATACATGTCATACCATTTTTATTTTTTTCTATCTCTACAACTTGTATTTCATTACCTTTTCTATTTTTTGTAAAATTAAGTAATTCTGGTATTAATATATTAGTACTATTATACTCTTTAAAATCCAAATAGTGTTTATCATATCTATATGAATTATATGACATATACTCTTTTTTCCCTGTATGCATCTGTCGTAACATATTAAGACACTCATTGTCAACAACAGGAGACTTAGGGGACTTAGGGGACTTAGGAGACTTAGGGGACTTAGGGGACTTAGGGAACTTAGGGAACTTAGGAGACTTAGGAGATTTAGGAGACTTAGGAGATTTAGGAGACTTAGGGGACTTAGGAGACTTAGGTCTATTAAATCCATCTGGATTAGGGAAAGGGTTTGTAGATGGATTTAAAGTACGTTTTACAACCATGTCTTTGGTACCTAAAGTACCTCCAGTTCCACCTATTATAATTTTACGAGAACTATTAATATGTCTTACTATAATCCCATGTAATTTTTTAATTTTAATAGAGTTTAAATAATCATTTCTGTTCATATTAATTTTATAGTTTTCAAATATTTTTTTAGAAATTAATATAAATGCATCATTCTTCTTAACAATAATATAAGCAATATTTCTATATAATTTTACATATTTGTCATTAAGATTATTAGTTAATTCTTTAATAATTTCTGTTTTATTTAAATTAGTATTATTTGATTTCCAAAAAAAATCACCTTTCATATTTTTATTGATAGACATTTTAATAATTTTATTATCATTTGTAAATAAATACTTTTTTAGAATAGAAGATATATTCATCTTAGATAAATTAATTGGAAAATATTTAATATTTTTTTACTATCTTCTATATCAATAAATACTATATATTTTTCTATCATTCCTTATTTAATAGTATTAATTATACAAAAAATAATTCTATATTACTTTATTAAGAATGAAAGCAATAGCGATATTTCTACTTTTCATAGGTACTATATTAATAGTACAAGGGTATTATAGTAAAAAAGACAATAAATGTGAAAAAGAGAAGGTAATTATTAAATATATCCCTCGAAGTGTATATGAAGATCAAATGAAACCCGAGGAAAGTCTTGAAACTTATTATAAAGGAATGTTTGAAAATATAATATTAAAATAATTATTTTTATCCTTAATATTATTAAATGGATATATTAAGAAATATTGAAAAAAAATTATTAATTATTTTGAGCGATAAAGACAAAATTGACATTTCTAAAATTAATAATTTAAAAGGAGATATACGTGTTTATGTAGAAGATATTGATAAGAAAAGAGAGATAATAACAGATAAGAAAAATAAATATATAGAATTATATCATAGCAAACGATTAAATAATGAAGAAAAATATGAAAAATATTTAATTGAAAAAGAAAATCTTATGAGCAATTTAATAAAACACAAAAACAAATCTGCGCTACATGATTATCTAAATCAAAAATTAGAGTATAATGCTAATATCCCTGATATATACACTTATGAAAACATATCATTACATGAAGAACGTCATACACGCGACCCCACAAAAATAAATGCTAATCCGGTTAAACTACCCTCTAAGCCTAAACAAAAAGAGGTAAAAGAAGAAAAACCTGATAAGGAATGTCCTGAAGGTAAAGAGATAAATCCTGTTACTAAACGCTGTGTTAAAATATGTGATAAAGATAAAATAAGAAATCAATTAACTGGAAAATGTGAAAAAATCAAGACCAAAAAGA